ACTCTAGTAACGCAAGCAGTAAATTCTTCATCTCTTCACGCAGTGCGTTGACTTGATTCTTTACGTATTGTATTTCAGTACTGCCCAATTACAGTCACCGCCTCTGCTATACCTTGTTCAAGTGTAATCTTTGGAGTGTAGAATGATAGCAGTTTAGTGTTATCAGATACCCGGTGCATACATCCAACTGGCTTATCAGGTCGAGTAACAATAGTTTGTTGGTATCCAACTTCATCCATTGACATCTTTGCCAGCTCTAGGAACGAAGTGGATCTACCCCAACCTAAGTTAGTAGGACCTTGTACGTTTTCTTCTACTGCAACCATCACCGCATTGACCACGTCAGTCATATGGATAAAGTCACGAGTTTGTGTGCCTGGACCCCACACCTCAAACTCTTGTTTCTTATGCAACGCACGTGTGACATACATTGGGAACGGATAGGTACTGTCTTGGTCCCACGCATACCCAGAAAAAGGTCTGAAAATGTGGACATCATAGACAAATTGGGACAAATACTCACCCATAAACTTGCCCCAACCATAGGTCATATCAGGTGCGCCAATGGTGTCAAACTTAATATCTGATTCGTGCAGTCTTGTTTCAGGATTGTTTTGAAGAGATACTGGATACGCCGCACTAGATGAGAAGTAAACTACCTTGTGTGGTTGTGTTTTGAGGCACCACTGAAAGAACTCAGAGTCAATAGATAGATTGTCTGCAACTGCAAGTGGTCTGCCTTCAATAGACTCACGTCCACCGACAATAGCAGCTAAGTGAATGACAAGATCATACTGGGTATCTACTACCTTAAAGAATGCACGGCAGTCAACACCTTTCTTAATATCAATACAGGTCAAGTCGTGGTCTTGTAACTTCCGCTTGAAGTACTTACCTACAAACCCTTCGCTACCTGTTATTAGTATCTTCATCTTTACCCCAATCGTAGATGTACTTGACGTGACCTGATAATTCTAATGACATCTCTTGGTCTTGACGATAGACAAAGACGTCATTCTCATCCAGCGCTGCTCCTATATGGCAAAGCGTGTTAATTTTTTTACGTTTAATTATAGTTTTAATAGATGGTGGCGTAGGCATATAGTTGTAATACTCATCGTGGATAAAACAGTTAGCTGCCACGTGTGGATATATCTGATTAGCCATAAATTCTTGATCCTGCATATAGGCATCACGCAGTGGTGTTTCATCCCATATCTTCTGAAAGAAATGCAGGTACTTAGTACGACAAGCAAACATACCAGCAGAGATAAGATAGCCGTGACCAGTCGGATGATCTCTAATAATGTGAAAGCCAAAGCCTGAGTCTAAGAACTCTTGGTGGGCCTCAGCTTCACGTAAAGATAGCCTTGCATCGCAATCTCTACTAAGTACAACATCTACTGTTGGGTCACAGATAGCCTGGAATCTCCACATACGAGCCAGTGAGTTCTCAGGTAAATCAACCTCTACCTTTTCCACATTGTGAAACAAATCAAGTGTTGTCCGTACCCACGTTGGAACAGATGCTCCTACATAAAAGCGCACAGTAAATCCAGGAAAGAATACCTGAGCTAACTGTGCGTTCTTGATGGCACCAACCATAAAGCGAAGGTCTTTGCCATACAAAGAATAGGAGATTACTTGTTTCATAGTAGGGATGCAGCAACCTTCAACACATCATCCTTTAATTGATTAGCAGCGTATTCATCAAAGACTATCTTGTCGTGTGTGTACACCTCAGATGAATTGACATCTGCATAGCCCTCATCTTGTGTAGCCTTACCATTGAGGTAGTGCATATGTTCAATGATTGCCTCTGGTACATAGTTCAACGCATCTAATGCGTGACCTATTGTCATCCAGAAATTATCCATATACAGATGAATCAACTTAGGTGGTGCCATAAAACCTAATGGTTTAATGATATTGGTACTCATCATTACTGCTGTTGCTAAATCCTGGCGCTGAAATAGATCATCACCATATGACAAGCCATAGCCACGCTCTTTGATAGGAGCATAAAGCTTCTCATCCCAGCCATCTGTACGTACTACGTGGTCATCTCCCATAAAGTAAATAGTTTTGTACTTATCTACATACTTGTTGGCTACTAGGTTCAAGGTGCCATTCATACGCAGACGTGGGTTTACCTCATAGATCACGTTGTCTATGCGTGGGTACAGGTCTGCTTCATCATCGTCAATAGCAACGCAAATATCAGATATCTTGCTATGCAGTTGTAGTTGCTCAACAGTACGAGCAATGTTATCTGGCCTACCCCGCGAAGGGATAATTACTAAGTTCGTTACCATATTCATCCTGTTCTTCTGGTAAATAATTTGCATTTATAATGCCTGCTCTAGCATCTCTTGCAAGCATCTGACCATAAACATTTTGGTCTGATATTTGACACGCTCCATAGTTCACAAAGAGCGTAGCCCAATCTTTACCATCTGCAGCGTGTGGACCAAAGCGGTTCTTCACTGGTGCAATCTTGAGTTCACCTAACATCGGGTCGTAACCCAAAGTAATGATAAGAGAAGGTAACTGACTGACTTTACCGTGAATAGCACGGCGAGCAGGTGGAGTTGTTGGAGATCCATACTCACTCTGTTCTGATACGTGATGCAGTACCAGCACACAAGCCTCAGTCTTACGTGCCATATCGTGTAGTTCCATCATAATTGCACGTAGTCCTGCCCACTCATTATCAGTCTCAGCTGCTACGTTCATCAGGTTATCTATCACGATTAGTTCTGGTGCTACTCCGAACAACTCAACATATGCTCGAATCTCAAGTTCGATATCATCCAAAGAAGGTGAAGAGTCAAAGACCCACTTAATATGATTGAGTTTGTCGAAGTACTTATTGTAATAGTTCTTGTCATTAGACAGGTTAGCCTCAACTAATAACTGACTATGACCAGAAGCGTGCGCTGCAGCACGCATCATTACGGTTGTGGTATCTGTATCGGCTGAGAAGAATAGTGTTGGAACCTGTGCCTTCATTGCATAGATAAGAGCAAACATACTCTTACCAGCATTAGGTGCAGCAGCGACCATACATACTTGTCCACGCCGGAAGTTAATCTGCTTTTTCTTTAACGCATCCCATACGTCAGGTAGCGGTGTTGCTTTGGTAAGCACACCACCCCACGCACGAGATAGATCAAGCAACGTCGCTCTCCTTTAATGTAATTCCTCTACGCCTACGAATCTTTGAACGTTCTCTACTTACAAGACCGCCCCAAATGCCGTGAGCTTCATTGATGATGCCCCACTCAGCACATTCAGATTGATGTGGACAACCTTTGCAAATTGATTTTGCAGTATTGATTTGAACTTGTCCGATGGCATCTTTACCCTTTTCAGGAAACCAAAAATCCCCACCAACCTCAGCACACGCGGGAGCTTCAAACTGATGTGGCTCCCGCATCGTTTATCTAATCCAGGAAGTCTCGCACTTGTCTACTGCACCCTTTGGTGATGGACACATCCACGCACGCCAAGGTCCCTTAGCCGAAGTACCTGTCTTGTAAGTCATAGGCCCGTGCTTACACACTGGCGCTGCACCTGCACTGCTTGCAACATCTTGTACTGGTGCTGCAAATTGTTGTGTTACAGAAGCCACTGTAGGAGCACTAGAAGAACCTGCGCTAAGTTCAGCTGCAGTTGATTTAATGAGAGCAGCAACCATTGATAGATCATTGAGTCCCGTTTCCAATTCTTTAATTTCTGATGCGTATAGGTTAATCAGTGTTCCATCATTCAACTTATAGTTGACTTGGAACTTTGTATCACTCGGTGCAGCCATTACTTTCCTCCGTTTAACTTAATGGATAGTCGCTGACTTTCAGCGCCTACTATTTTAGGAATAAAGCCAAGTAACTTCTCGACTTCATTACCATCAACTGTAGTTCTGCCTGCCACAGTTGTCCAACTAATCTCAGCACCACTTAACGTGGTACCAAGTACTCCCTCAAATGATGCTTTAAGGGAATCCTTTTTCTTTTCTAGTTCTTTAATCGCAGCGTCGTACTGTAGATACAGCACTGCATTCTTGTCAACATCTGGATCAGGAATGATTACTTCACTGACTTGTGTACGTCCTTTTTTTAGACCAACGCATCCCATCTCACCTGATGAGTCGTAGTACTTGCAATAGAACTTGCAATAGTTCTCATCTTTCTCAGGAGCTGGTGGTTCTTTAGCTTCTTTAACAAGTGCTAACCAACCTAGCGCTTGTAATGCAATGGCTTCATCGTATGGTTCTGAGTGAACTTTGACATCTCGTTCATCACCATCTCTAGCAATAGCAACAAGGTTAACTGTATTGACTTTAGCTTTGCCTGACTTCTCTAATAGATAACCATAGAGTTGTACCTGCCAACGCTGTTGCGTTGATGGAAAGTAAGAAAGGTTTTTTACTTTGCTGGTTTTCCAGTCAACAACTGCGCCAGTTTCAGGTATGAATAAATCTATGTGTGCTTTCATATCGCCATACTCAACTTCAGTTTCAACCCAATACTTTTCACCTTTGGGATCCAACTCAGTGATGGCTTCTTCAATAGCACCGTGAATAGCAGTACCCATAATGGCTGCTAGTTTTAATTCGTTATCGTTAGTAACAGGTTGACTGTTTAATCTGTACCAAACCTTGCGAGCGCAGCCACCAATTTCAGATGGGCCTACTTGTGTCTGTACTGAACGTGAACGCTTAGCATCCTTATCACGCAATACACCTAGTAATAATTCTTTAGGATCAGTCAATGGGAACTCCTCGTGCTATAGATGTTGCAAAGAACATACCGTTACAGACGCCTTTATAAAACTCATCTGTCTTAGCTTCGTTTACAAACTTGTCTTTGTACTTCTCAATTTCTTGAGCAATTCTTTCACGTAATCCCACTTCATCAAAACTGTTACCAAGGCGACCAGCACGATAGCCCGTTTCAAGCGCTTCGTTAAGTGCATAATTTAATGTTTTCTCCATTACTCAAATATCCTCTCCTGAACTACCAACTGTACGGGCGGTGCAGTATTGACGTCAAGCACCGACGCAATCTCTATTGCCTTGCGTGCCACGCTCTTAGATGCAGCAAGTGTCTTGGTTGCACCTGGCGCTAATCCATAAAGATAACCCAGTGCTAT